TGCCTCTCCAGCTCAAGGGGAGAAAAAAACCTACGATGACGATAAATACTGGAAACCAGAACTTGATAAATCAGGTAACGGTTACGCAGTAGTTCGTTTCTTACCAACACCACAAGAAGAAGAGATGCCATGGGTATCTTACTTTGACCATGGTTTCCAAGGTCCAGGTGGATGGTATATTGAAAAGTCTTTGACTACCATTGGTAAGAAAGACCCTGTAAGTGACTACAACACCTCGTTGTGGAACACTGGAATAGAAGCAAATAGAGAACAAGCTCGTAAACAGAAGCGTAGACTTCATTATGTGAGCAACATCTATGTTGTTTCTGACCCTAAAAATCCTGATAATGAAGGCAAAGTGTTCATGTACCGTTATGGTAAAAAAATCTTTGAAATGCTAAAAGAGGCAATCTCTCCTGCATTTGAAGATGAGAGCGCTATCAATCCTTTCGACTTAAGAGGCGAAGGTGCGAACTTCAAAATCAAAATCAGAAAAGTAGATGGTTATTGGAACTATGACAAGTCAGAATTCGATGCACAATCTCCACTTTTTGATGATGAAAATAGACTCAATGACATATATACTTCATTGAATCCTTTATCAGAGATAATTTCACCATCTCAGTTCAAGTCGTATGAAGACTTGAAAACAAAACTCGATAGAGTTCTTGGACTATCAGGTGGTGTTGCTAACTCTACTGCTGAATCAGTTGCACAAGACATGGAAGAAGTGCCATGGTCAGGTGTGAATACTGAAACAGTAGCAGAAGAACCTGTAATCTCATCAGCGGAATCTACATCGGTAGGTGATTCAGATGAAGATAATGCGATGGATTACTTTAAAAAATTAGCTTCAGATAGCTAATTTTTGATTAGGGTGTAGTTGTGTTTATAATGTGTCCTTTGATTGCAACTACAGACTTCGGCCGTGGATATGGGGGCATCGAAGTAGGGGAAAGATTATCAGCAAAATCAAGCGGGATAATCGGTGAAGAGCGGGTTGCTGTAAGCGCTGGGGCGACTTCACACTTTTAAGGAAATGTTATGCCAACTGTTATACCAAGAACACATCCAAAATCGAAAGCGGTCGAGCCATTTGACCGAATGCTTCGTAGGTTCAAAAAAGCGTGTGATAGAAAAGGCATAATTCAAGAATGTCGAGATAGACAATACTATACTAAACCAAACGACTTAAAGAACCAAAAGAATCAAGCACTCAAACGCAAAAAGAAATTAGATAAGAAGAGAGCCGCATTGGCACATTCTACTAGAAGAAGAGTTCAGGATTGGGGACCATTAGGATAATGTCAAACTGGCACGGTGGAAAGGGTTCTAAAAGAAGAAACTCAAACGAAGAATCATATGCTGATAATTGGCAGAAGATTTTTGGTAAGAAGAAACCTGTAGTCAAGTCTAGAAAAGAAACACCTTCACACGCATCTACTCAGATGCATAAAGATTTAACGAAATACGATAGAAAGAATAAAGATTGGATTAAAGACTAACCAGCTGCCGTTCCAGAATACGCTAATTGACTATCATCCATATCGCCTTCACTTTCATAGTTTATATCTGTTCTAGAAGAATTATCAATACTTGCAACTGAATTTCCACCACCGCCACTACCATCACCAGCCATTGAACTGGCATCTGCAACATCTATATTTGCAGTTTCAAGATTGACTCCTTGTTCATTAGCTAAGTCTGGAAGGTTGTTAGCCAAGTTGTCGATATATGCTTGTGGGTCTTCTACTCCTTCGGTGTTATTTGCAAGATTGGTAGCTATCTCATCACCCTTTCTAGCACCCCAAAAACCACCAAGAACACCACCTATGATACCACCGATTGCAGTTCCTACGAAAGGTATTACTGAACCAATAGCTGCACCAGCAGCTGCTCCTGTAGCTGCGCCGGCCCAAGCACCACCAGTTCTTCCAGCTGAACCTGCCCTATTCGCAGTCATTGATTGTTCTGCAGCTTCAAATTCTTCTTTGGTTAGAGGTCTTAATTCACCAGTTGTCTCGTCTTCTATGATTGGTGTTTGATTTTCATACGCCTCTTTTATTCTAGCGAATTTATCTTCATTTTGTTTGGCATCTATGGCGCCTTCAACGCCTGCACCAATCAATGGAATTCTTTTAAGAACTCCTTTACCTACTGTTTTAGCCATGGCTTTAGCACCACCTTTAACTGCATCATCTGCTGTTGAAGCAGCGCCGCCTGCACCTCCTTTTACATTTGGTTTGGGTTTAGGTTTAGGATCAACTTTAGGTGCAAATATCTTAGGGAACATTTTTGCAAGGCCTGCTTTCAAACTTGAGAATATACTCCCTATTTTCTTAACAACTATTTCACCAGCCTTTGCGAGACCAGCGAATGGTGCTTCTGCCCAACCATCGATTTTGTCTTTGAGATATAAGAAAGCTCCGCCAAGTGCTATTATTGGCATTAAGAATTTTAATAAATGCATCATAAACTTCTTCGCTTCATTCAGCTTCTGAATAGCAAAGATTTTCATATCGTTTTTCTTTCTTTGGAGAAATTCGTTCTTAATGAATTTATTAACAAATTTTTCTTTTCGTAGGGTCATTTTCTTCCAGAAAGACAACTTAGTTTTTTCGGTTTTATTATCGCCACCTTTTCCGGATTTGCGTTTTTTGATGGCATGAACATCATTTCGAATCGGTGTGAGCATCTTAACTTGAAATTCTTTCGAAGAGTTCAATTGTCTTTGGATTCCCTGTAAGAGATTTTCCATTTTCTTGGTGCTGATGCCACCACTACCTTCTGAACTTCCGTCTTCTTCGTCTCCACCTTCTCCGCCACCTTCTTCATCCTTTGGCTTAAAGAATTTGCCGATAAGAGGGATTTTGCTGCCAAGACCTCTAGCTTTATCTCCTAATTTCTTAGAGGTTCTTGTCTTTTTTCTCTGGCTTCTTCTTGGGTTCCAAATATTTTATTGGCTATGCCGCCTTCTTTACCATCAGCTGGAACCATACTTCTTATAGCTCTAAAGAGGTATCTAATTGCTTTGCCAACTGCGAAAAAAGCGGCCACAATCATTTGTATACCACCTTTGAATATATTCCAAATACCAATCGCTTTATAAATGACATTTTTGAAAGCATTCATAGCTGGACCCAATGCACCAACACCATTTGTGAGTTCTTTTAAACCACCACTAAAATTCTTGGTACCTACTGTCCACAAATCCATGCCCTTAACTTGAGCTTCAGTATATTCTTCTAGGTGTTTCTTTGAGAACATTTTTTCAAGGGGTTTAGTAAACGCAGATGAAGCTTCTTTAAGACCCTTCCAGAATCCTGATTTTTCCTTTTCTGATGCATCATTGTTATTTTTCTGGTTGTCAATGACTTTTCCTATACCGCTCTCGAATTTTTTCGAGAGGCCGTGCATCTCGTCTTGAGCTCTAAAGGTGTTTGTATCAACATTCCTAGACCATTTATTGGTCTCTGTTTGTTGATAAAGGGTATCTTTGAGATAACCTATAGTTTTCTCGTCACGCTTGTTTGGATTTGGAAGTGTAGCCATGCTATCTATTTATCGCCAAACGCTTTTCCAGCTTCTGATATTCCAAATGCACCAAGTGTCACTACAACAAATGATGTATAGATTGTTTCAGATACTTTTAGGTCCATATCCCATACTAATGCTGTTATTAAGTCTGTTGCACCAAACAACATCATTAGAAAGAATGAAATGAATCCTATTATAGCCTTTTCGTTTAAGTCGTTTGAATCTAAGAACAAGTCTATAAACTTTCTCTTAGGTGGTTCTACGCCTTCTTTTAATTTTCTAGCATCATCTTTTAATGCTTTGATTACATCTTCTTGGTCATCGAGTTTGTCCAAGAGAGCCATATATTTTTCCAAGTCAATTTCGACTTCATTTCTGTCATCTCTATCATCGTAGTCTCTATCTCTATCTCTAGCCATTAGTTTCTCCTGTTGGCAGCTGCTTTCTGCCTCTCTTTTTCTTCTTCAAGATATTGCATTAATAAGTTAATGTATATATCCCTTTCCCATGGAATCATGTTTTCTAATTCAGTCAGCGAATACTTGTGATGTTGTATCATCTGAAAGTTTGTTTGGTAATAGTTAACCAAACTATCATGCGAAAGGGTTACTAAAAAAAACTTTGTAAACCTTGGAGTATATTATTAGATACTTCTCCACATTTATCACATTTGTATTCTACCTCTTCTTTCAAAGAAGGCATTGATTCAAAATACTCACTAATCTTTTCGAATTGTGGAACAGTAAGATTTTCTATAAATTCATCTATTTCCGCATCTCTAAATTCTGACATTTCGTAAATATTTTCTTCATCATATATTCTAAGCATACAACCTCTAAGGATAGGTTTAATCATTTCGACTTCATCTAATCCTTCTACATTATATACTAGTTCGGAACTTGGTGGTGATAATTCTATCATCAACTCTTCGCTAATTTGAATTTTATTGTCTAACATGATTGTCGTATCAACTGCAACTTTCGTTAGGTCCATTTCAACATAACCTACTCCGTCACACTCGTCTTTCATGCACATCAAAGGAACTTTGGCAGTTTCTCCAATTGACTTAGTTCTAATTTGTAAAAACAAATACTCTAAATCGACTAGAGGTAGTTTTGAACCATCTACCTTTCCTTCTGTTACCGCCTTAATCAAATTCATAATCGCATCAAAAATCGCAGCTGCATCTTCACTTTCTCTTGCAACTAACAGATGATTCTGTTCTTTTACAAGGAAAGGTCTATAATTCACTTCAATTCCTGATATTGGTAGCTCGCATTTATACTGCGGAGCTTTCTGTATTGGTAAACCCATAATATAGTTTCTCCTAATTTATCCTATAATACCACCTAGTTCTGCTAGACGGTCATTGAATCTTTGAAGAGTGTTGTTTGTACCATTACCACCTTTTCTCATATTGGTAATACTTGCAATCGCATCAAAGAATCTTCTTCCTTTATTTATACCGCTTACAGGATTAGGATTCTCGTATCTGGATTCCCAAGTCCTAAAAGCGAATGTAGTTTCAAATTTCATTAATTCATCAGTTGAGTCTGAATTTAGTTCCATTGGATTAAATGAAACTGGATATGCCTCATGAATTCTGTATACAAGTGAGTCTTTATCAGACCTTGTAATTTGTTTTACTATTATCTCACCCACATAGTTTTCGTAGTATTCGAACTGTGGATTAATTGAATTGCCTGCTCCAACATCACCCATTTTGGATAGGAGTGATTTATTCTCATCAGCAAGTTCGCCCATTTTACTTCTTAAGTCAGGATCATTTCTGACTGATTCTTGTAATTTCTTGTTCTCTGCTATTTGGGATCCAATTTTCTCGTGGTGTTGTGCTTCGGTTGAACGGCCCTGAAAGATTGCATTTTGCCATGCTTCAATAATAAATCTATCTGCAAATGTTGAATCACATAGAAATGTAAACGATACTTCTTGTCCATCCATTCCTAATTGATAAGGCAACTTTCTTGTTGGTCCATATTCAGACCAATCTGCTGTTTCTAACTGGCGACCAGGTAATGTTGCATTAACGCATCTCACTCCTTCTAAGTTTAACCCCAATTTAGGACAAAAGAATTGCACTTCAAATCTATTTGGTCTTGCACCTTGGTCAAATTGATATCTTAATCTGTCTATATTTAATCTATTATTTCTAGACTTTATCCTTCCTTCATCATCTATATCAGTGCTATACATATGAGATGGTGGATTAGCTAATGCGTGGGCCCTTTCTTCTTTACGAGCTTCTCTACGAGCTTGTCGTTTTTGTTTTCTTGTAATTGAATTTGCCACAGATGCATTGGCTTTAGTTCTTTCTTTTGCAGAAGCTTCACCAATATCTATCATTGCTGATTTTTTGAGTTTTTCTCCTACTAGAGCAGAACCAACTTTTGTTCCAGTTATTTCGTTAGCCATTTATTGTCTTTATACTTTCGGTATAAACCTCCCTTGCGTGTTTCTTTTGCCAGTCTGCAAGAGGTAACATTACCATTGTGTCCCAATGGTCAGGTGTAATCTCTAATGCACGACCCTCTATGTGTGTTGTTATATATCTTTTAAAACAAGGTTTAAAAAATCTCATTTTACTTAAACCTCTCAACATCTCGTATCTTATTCTTATATGTGGTTTCATATCCACTTCTCTAGTATCATCATCTAATCTTATGAATTTGTATAACTCATACAATAGTCTAACACGATATCTAGGCGGAATATAATGAAAGTTTAAACCAGTGAAACCTCCTTGATGTAAGTCTAATATCAAAACTACAGGAAATTTATCCCAATAAGGTAAATCCTTTTTAGTCTTTGCATCATAGAAGAAACAATACATTCTACCTTCAAGATACCTTCTGGCTTTCCTAAGACTGGTTTGTCTATAGAAAGATTCAGAAGTTAATCTCAGAGTCTTAACTCTTTGCTGGAACCATCTTAAACTTTCTAACGACCTCGCCTCTAATTCAGTAGGGGTTTCTGCTTCTAATCGTTCTATTAAACTTTGTATAGACCCTCGGTTTTTTCTAAAAGAATAGTTTTCCATGCCTATTATTTATGTCAGAAAGTATATATTCTATAGTTTTCTTTTTCTATTGTCTCTACAGAATTGGGATAGAGCTCCAGCAGCGAGCTCAGGTCCGCTAGGCTAAGGGTATGGTTGTTTTTAGTCTCAATCGCTACACCTGATGCACCTTCTGTTCTAACATAAGGCATTACATCGTCTGCTCCGACTCCACGCAACACGGGAAGTTTATTATCGAACATAGATTTGATATCTTCTGTTGAATTAACAATAGTTGGTCTATCTTCTTGCATATGCATCTCTAATATCTTACCTTCGACACTTGCAATGAAGAATGTCTTGTCTTTTACTCTCATAAAGATGTTTTTCCACTCTTCAAATGTTAATGGAGTTCTATCAGAGAATGTTTCGTTGGTATCCCACATAACAATATCATCTTCTAATGTTTGTAAATACCATAATGCATATATTCGTGACATTCCTGGATGAATGAACATATGTTTGCCCTCAATTACGCCTTGAATAGTGGAATCTAGGCCAACAGTTCGATATTGGTCAATCAAATACATAATTTTACAACAATGATAGACTTTATTCTGGTTTTCCTTCATAGTTTCTTCGGAAAATGTGTTTTTATCGATGGTTGGGCCATCTATACCATCAAGTAGGGTTACGACATAATCGATTAATCTACCGTCATTATATCGAGTGTTGTTTTCTCCGATTAAATCTTTATCTACACAATCACCTAGATTGATAAGATATGGTTTAGACCTGTTCTCACATATCCAATTGAAGTATTCTTCTGCCTCAATTAGAGATTCCGGTGATTCAGATATATAAAAGTGTTTGAAGTCTTCGTATGGACTATTAGTTGTAAGCATTTATAAACTCCTCGACTCTTTTTAAGTCTTCTGGTGTATCTACTGATAGACCTTCATCGTCTACTTCGACCATTTTAACTTCATGTTCATTCTCTAAGTATCTTAACATCTCAACTGATTCAGATTTCTCATTTTCTCCTACTTTTAATTTAGGAAATAGTTCTAACATGTCTCTATCAAAGACATACAGACCCAATTGTTGTTTAAATGTTGTTAGTTCTTTCTGTTGATATGGTATCGCAAGTCTAGAATAGTATAATGCATCACCATTCATGTTCGTCACAACCTTAACTACATTCTTATCGTGTAGTTTGTATGAGTCATCTACATAGACATACGCATTGGTCACGCCAATACCACTATCATGTTCTTCTATGAGTTTATCAATCGCATCTGGATTGATTAGAGGTTCATCTCCTTGAATGTTTACGAATACATCACCGTCTAGCAGCTCTAGTGCTTTCGCACATCGGTCTGT